GTGTCAGCACTGACCGAAAGCGAAGAAGATGACCGTTGGGTGGATCTGCTCAACCGCATTGTGCAAGCCGTCATTCTGGGACGTAGCAAAGGACCGAAGAACCCCAAGTAAAATTGGAACTGAAGGAATTTACAAAGGAGCTTTACGAGTTTGCCGACGAGGTAAACGATGCAGCACGCCGTCAGCTTGGTAGCCGTAAAATCGGCAAGAACCGTAGCTACGGTGTCGCGACACGCACGCTGCAAAAGTCTCTGACATATTCCATCAGCAAGGGGAAAATTGTATTCGAAAGCCCGCAACCCTATGCGGCATTTATACACTGGGGGGTCAATGGCACACGCAAGCGCCGGGGGGCTCCCTTCAGCTTCAAATATGACAACCCCTCAGAAAAGCACGTCGACGCCATTTACCAGTGGATGAAAGACAAGCCCGTAAGGTTGCGAACGGCAGGCGGTCAGTTTAGAAGCCAGCAACCCTACCAAAGCGAACGCACGGGCAAAATAGTAGATCCTAAGCGTTCAGTGGCCTACGCCATTGCAAAATCCATCAAGCGCAAAGGAATCGTTGGGCTGCGGTATTACATCGTTGCCCTCGAAACTATTGTGCCACAGTACCGCGACAAACTGGGGTCAGCACTTATTGACGACTTCTTGTCGGCGTTTAAGTTCAAGACAGACAACATCACTATAGCACCGAAATAGCATGGCCGTTACAATCCAAAGTTCACCCGGCACAGCCGTCAGGGCAAGCCATCAACATCTAATCTTCACATTGGATGAGGCCACTACGCCTGAACGGTTCATTGTGCAGGTTTTTGAGAACGACAACTACACAAGCACGCCCAACACGGCTGGCACCGAAATTGCCAAGCTGTATTTGACACCAAATGCCGAAGGCCGGGCACATTTTGATTTGTCCGACATTGTGGGTGACCGTGTTGAATCTTGTGTGCAGGTTGGAAGTATGGGGGGTAACATCTTCGTGCATACAGCCACAACCATTCCTAGCACGTCGGTACAGAAAGTTGTCAGGCAATACATCATCCGAGCGGGGCAATACAACGATGGCGTAGAAGACTTGGGCGAGGCTTTTGCCAATGTCCACCTGTTCAATGGGGTTGCTCAAATTTCACAAGGCAAAAACCCTAGTTACAGTTTCCTGTACCCTACCGGATCAACTCAACAAGTGTGGTTCACAGACAGAAACCTTGTGGGCAGTGATAGGTATTTCAAAATGCACATGGCCGATGAAGACGAAGGCACCTTGCAGTTTGCCAAGACGGGATTTATTTTGGGCGGACCATCTGAGACAGCGAACCGGGTAGATATTAAGCAGTTTCGTGGCACCAGTACATTGGTCGCCCAACTGAACTATACAATCAGCATTAGTCTAGCCCTTTCCGGGAATGTCTACCAGATTCCTTGTGGCCCAGCTCAGTTGGACACCAAGTTTGCTGGCGGGCTACACCCGGACTGGACCTACCTTACATTCCAGGTCACTCAAACGGGTCTTGCCAAGAGTCGCATTTTCCGTGTCGTAAGGGATTGCCGACCTATCAAACACGACCCTGTGCAGTTGTGTTGGGTCAACACGTTGGGCGCTTGGGATTTCCTTCGCTTCGACGGCAGGAACCTCAAGAGCATAAGTACGGAGTCGAAGACCTACAGAAAATCGGTTGGCTCGTATGGCGCGGAGACATTCACGTTCAACCCCTACGACGCCCAAGTAGACACCTACCACAAGACCGGAAAAGAGCGTTACAACTTGCAGAACCTTCATTTTAGACCAGAGGAATTGGAGTTGTTGCAATATGCGTTCCGGTCAAAGCAAGTGTTTTTCCGTGTGGCATCGGGCGACTGGTTGCCCTGTCAGATTCAGACCGACACATACACGGTCCGACCAGCGGCCTCACAGTTGTTCGAAGTAAGTCTCGACATTGAACTAGCCCAAGACATCCGATGCTAAAATTGATTCTAGAAAACACGGAAATCGACTTGTATGAGAACGAGTCCGTGAACTTGACGTTGCAGTTCAATGACGTTGCAGACATCAACGCGAGCCGGGCTAGCTTTTCTCAGTCCTTTCGTGTGCCAGCCACCAAAGGCAACCTTGAGTTCTTTGGCTACATCAACGAGCCGTCTGCCGTAGACGTCAAAAACCTCAAGCAAAAAATTCCGGCCGAAATCCTTAGTGGTACGACACCGGTTATTCGGGGTTGTTGTCAAGTCAAGGCGGTGTATATCCAAAAGCAACGCTACGCCGACATTGAACTAGTTTTTTTTGGTGAAACGCTCGACCTCAAGACGGACATTGGCGACGGCATGTTGTCAGATCTTGACCTTTCTGACTATGACCATGATTTGACGTTGCAAAACGTAGTGAATTCATGGACGACTGCAGTAGGCATTGCGCCAGAGGTACGCTACGGTCTAATTGACAAGGGCTTCAATTACAGCTTCCCTGACAATCCGCCTTGGACGCCAACAGACGGCATCCGCAGAAGTGAATTGACGCCTTTCATTAAGGTCAAGACCATCTTCGACGCCATCATGGACGAAGCTGGCTACACCTACGATTCCTCATTCTTCGATGAGACAGGCGAAGGTACCATGGAGGATATGTATATGCCGGCATACAATGGCGCGCAACAGCCGGTGTCCACCGACACGTTTCCGTCGACGGTGCAAGCCGGCCTTGTCTCGGACATTCAAAGTGATAACGCGACACTAGCAATCTTGCCCATTGTCGATACCGTGAGCAACGGCGTAGACGACGGCGGCAATTTTGACAACAGCACGCACAAGTTTACGGCTGCTGCCAACGGTCAATACAAGATTACCATGAACTGGTCATACACCTACGACGACACGCCGGACGTGGGCGACCTTGAGTTGTATTTGTACGGCAACTTCGTCGATGCCTCTGGCGAGGCCGAGTTGTTGCAATTGCAAACGGATGCAAGCGTAGGTTTTTTCGGCTTGCAACTTGAGTTGATTTTGGGTCTCAAGGACGGCGACGAACTGTATTACCGATACACCTTTTTGAGCGCGTCTGGCGACGACAATTTTATTGAGGCCAACAACGCTTGGAACAACAACGGCACAGGCCTACAGGTAGAATTCCTCAACAGCTACGAAATTATCCCTATTGACGTGGCGGGCAATATGCCGACTATCAAAAAAATCGACTTCGTTTCTGGGTTGCAGAAAATGTTCAACCTTGTCTTCATCCCGGACAAAGTCACGCCAAAGCATTTCTTGATTGAGCCTTTTACGGATTACTTCGACACCGGCACACAGAAGGATTGGACCAACCTCATAGACTACGACAAGGACATAACTATTAAGCCGACAACAGACATTCAAGCGAAGCAATACGAGTGGTCTTACCTCCCGGGGAAGGACTTCATCAGTGATGAGGTGCAAAAGAGCCTAGACCGCGTTTATGGACGTTACAGAATCACAGAGCCTAACAACGATTTTGCAGCGCAAGAAAAGAAGGTCGAGGCGCCCTTTGGTCAGTATATGACTAGCCTGATTCCTGGGTCTTCATTTCCAATTCACAGATCCATTCAAAGTGACGGCGCTATTATCAAGGACCCGTTGCCGATGGTTGCCTATTGGCACGGGGTGTCTGACATCTTTGGTCAGTGGTATATCAGGGATGACGACGGCGACACAACCGGGCCAGAGTCATTCTTCCCGTCCTTCAGCAACTATTCCGATTACGAAGTAGACATTACCGGGCACGATATCAATTACGGCATGGAGCAGCCCCTAATTGGCACCACGTGTTCGCCATGGCGCACGCTGTTCTTTGAATATTGGGCGCAGTATGTGGAGGAGCTGTACAGTGATGAAGCAAGGATCTTGACATGCTATGCTCGGTTGTCCAAAACTGACATTGCCAATTTTGAATTCAGTGACAAGATTTTCATTAAGGACGCCTACTACCGTGTCCTGAAAATGAGTTACGACGCCAACGTCGAAGGGCTGGTGCAATTGGAACTCATCAAAATTTTGTCAGATGTCAGCTTGTGTGATGACGTACCCACCAGTTACGATTCCAAGCACAACTTCATTTTGTTCAATGACTCTGACATTGATGACATCGACATTGGTTCAAAGGCATGTTGTGAGTTGTATGGATATTCTTGGCTCAAGGTCAACCAAGTAATTGAAGGCGTAGGCTACGTCAATTTGTGTAAACCCAAACAGAACCTAGCGGCACCAACAAATCCGTAATGAAAAGTCCAAAACACATCATGCCTGCAATCCAAGCCTTGCAGGAATCCAAGACCAAGGTTCTGTTCCCGCAGTGGCTTATCGTGCTTGACTACGCATTAGCCGGATTGATTCTGCTGACATGGTTCGGCACGCTCGCTTTCCTTATCTACAAAACCCTGACATGGCTACTCTAAACCAAACAGTACGATTCACATTTGACGCCGACACCGGGCAGGTGTTGGAGGCTACCACCGTCCTACAAGAAAACCTTGAAAGCGCCGCCGATGCCGCCAAGGAAATGGATAAGAGCATTGAGCAGTCTGCTGACAGTGCCGATGACCTCAGCAAGGAAACCAAAAAGGCCGCCGAACAAACCGGTAAGCTAGGCAAAGGATTCAAAAAAGCTGGCGACCTAGGCAGCAAGGCTATGACGCGTGTGGGCGCTGCCACCAAAGCTGCTGGCATTGGTTTGCTGTTAGGCTTGCTTGCGGGTGTCGGTAACGCCTTTGTGCAAAACAAGGAAAGGGCAGAGCAGTTCGAGTCTATTATGGCCCAGCTAAATATTGTCTTTACCGTTTTGGCCGACGGCGTGGCCTCGTTGGCAGGTAGCCTAATAAAACTGTTTACAGAACCGGGGTACGCCGCAGAGGTATTTCAACGAGGGCTTGAAGGTATCAAGAACTTGTTTGAAGCTGGTTTTGTAAAAGCTACGGCAGGGTTTAGGAAGACGCTCAAGGAATTGGGGATAACGTTCTACGAGACCTTGGAAAAGATGAGTTTTGGAACGGCTGACTTCAGCGAGGAAATTGCCGGGCTTGAACAAGACATCGCAGATATAGATCAAGCTGTTGCCGACGCAGACGAAACCATGGCAGGTTCATGGTTCAACCCAGAAAACATCAAGCACTACATCATGGGCTTGCAGGCATTCCAAGAGGCACAGAAAAAAATCACCGACCAGATGCAAAAACTGGAAGATGCAGAGCGCAACTTGTCGGTGGAAACCGCACAGAGCCTGTCGCAAATCGAAGCGCTCAAGAAGGTACGCGACGATGAAACGCTGAGCTTCCAAGAAAGACTCGACGCAGCTCATGCGGCCGAAAAAATTGAAAGCGCACTGGCAGAGAAACAGGAAGGAAATGCAAAGGAACGCATCCGATTGTTACGCGAGCAGATTGACTTGCAAGGGGAGACCAAGGAAAACCTTACAAATTTGGCAGAGGCAGAAATTGCCTTGGCCGATGCACAGGCCGCAAGCATTGGCATTCAAACAGAGTTGATGACCAGTATTTTTGGTATCAATCAGGAGGTAATTGCACAGGAGGCCGAAATTGCCGCGTTGCGTAGGGGCTGGACGACGGAACTACTGGAAGGGTTGGACGCCGAAAAGGCCGCCATTGAAGACCAATACCAATCCGAGCTGTTGGCCATTGAGCTGTTCAAGTTGTCAGAGGAAGAATCGCAGAAGCTTCGCGAGGAAGCCAAGATGGCTCGCGACAAAAGAATAGAGGCCGCAGAGCAGGCGCACCAAGATGAATTGACAGACATTGTTATAGATGGAGAACTAGCACGCCTCCGAGCACAGCAGGATCTGGAAGACGAGCTGTATGCGTTGCTGTTGGATGACTATGCAAGGCAAGAGTTGGCTGCTATGCAGTTGTATGACCAGCGTATCGCAATTGCAGGTGATGACGAAGGGTTAATCAAAAAAGCTACCGAGGGTCTGCTTGACGACCTTGCTAAAATCGAAGCGGACAAAAATTCTGCAATCCAACAGGCCAGAATTGAAACCGTCCAAAACACCTTGGATGCGCTCACGGGTCTCAACGAGGCTTTCTTTGGCGCTAGCGTGCAACTGGAACAAGAGGCCCGCGAAATTGAGAACCAGATTGCGCAGGAACAATACGACGCAGAGTTGCAGCAATACCAACTCAACGAAGCGTTGCTTATGGCGCAGTCAGACAGTCAGCGCGAGGCTATCGAAAGGGACATTGCACAAGAACAGGAAGCGTCAGCGCAACGCCTTTACAACCTAGAAGTCGAACAATACAACAAGGCCCTTGAGTTGGACAAGGCCAACAAGAGGCAGTTTGAAATAAACAAGGCCGTGTCAATTGCTCAAGCAACTATTTCGCAGTCTGTGGCCGCGGTAGACGCGTACCGAAGCTTGGTCGCCATTCCGGTTGTGGGGCCGGGTCTGGCTGTCAGCGCAGCAGCCGCCGCTATTGCTGCCGGAGCCGCTCAAATTCAAGCAATCCGAAAGACCGAGTACCAAGGCACGGCAGGTTTGCCACCAATTCCGCCATCTAGCACCGCTAGCGTATCGGATACGGGACAACAAGCCGGTGGCCTCGGTGCCCCACAGCTTGATCTGTCATTCTTGGGCGAGGGCGCCGTATCTACTGACCCAATCCAAGCGTACGTCATCGCGCAAGACGTGAGCAACGCCCAACAAGCCAACCAACTCATTCAAGACCAAACAACCCTATGAAAATCTTAGAACTCGTAATCGACGAAGACGCAGAACTGTATGGCATTGACGCCATCAGCCTCGTGGACAGCCCAGCCATTGAACTGCCTTTTGTCGCCCTGAAAGATGACAAGATGCAGTTTGCCACTAGCGATGAAGACAAACGCCTGCTAGTCGGCCCGGCATTGGTTCCTGATAAGCCTATCTACCGTAAGAACCGTGACGAAGAATTCTACGTCTACTTCAGCAAGAACACGGTGCGTAAGGCCAGCGAACTGTATTTGAAGCATGGCAACCAAGCGAACCACACCCTTGAACACGAACACAACATCAACGGCCTTACCGTCGTCGAGTCGTGGTTGGTTGAAGACAAGGACAAAGACAAGTCTGCCGTTTACGGCCTCGACGTACCAGTGGGCACGTGGATGGTAGCTGTCAAAGTAGACAACGAGGCCATCTGGTCCGAGTGGGTCAAAGAAGGCAAGGTCAAAGGCTTTAGCATAGAAGGCTACTTTGTTGACCGCCTACAGAAGGACAAAGATGAAGAAATGCTTTCCGAGTTGGCTCGTGCCGTTGTCAATGACGACAAGCGTACGAAGTCTGGCAAGCGCGTTGTCATGGAATCGTATAGCGATTACCCAGAAGCCGTCAGAAACAACGCCAAGCGTGGCATTGAACTAAACGAGAAAAACGGCAACAAGTGCGCGACGCAAACAGGTAAAGTTCGCGCCCAGCAATTAGCGCAAGGCGAACCGGTCAGCCTCGAAACTATACGTCGTATGGCTTCTTACTTGGCGCGCGCAGAGGAAGACTACGACCCCGGCAACACATCAGCTTGCGGAACTATTAGCTACCTGCTGTGGGGCGGTAAGGCCGCCAAGCGTTGGGCCGAATCGAAGCTAAAGCAACTTTTGTTTGACGCTCTAGAAAAGGAATTATCAAAATAGGTTCAGGAAAGCCCCTTGAAAAACGTCTATATAAAAAAACCCCCAACCATGAACATTACAGAACGGGTACAGGAGGTGTTCAACCGCTTTAACGTCAACTTGACGGTGGCGGAAAACCCCCGCACCGAATTTGCCGAGGCCACGTTGGACAACGGCACCGTTGTTTACACTGACGCAGATGCCTTTGCTGAAGGCGTCGAAGCATTCATCATCAACGATGAAGGCGAGCGCATTCCATTGCCAGCCGGTGATTACACTATGGAAGATGGCATGACCCTCAGCGTAGGTGACGCTGGTGTTGTAAACGCCGTTTCCGAGGCCGCTGAAGTCGAAGCTGGCGACGACGAAAAGGAAGAAATGACTGAAGAAGTTGTTGCAGAAAACGTTGAAGAAGTCGAGGCATCTACAGAACCGGAATACATGACCCGTGAAGACGTAAAGTCTATGATTGTTGAGGCCTTGACTGAACTGACGGCTGACAATGCCGACAAGCAAGAGATGTCAGCCCAAGATGAGCAAGCAGATCCTATGCTCACCGAACTGAATGCTATTAAAGCCGAATTGGAAGCTGTGAAAAAGCAGGCTGCCGATTCCGGACTGAAGCACGCAGAACCTGTCGTCGCACAGGAACCAATCGACCTTAAAAAACTTACCGTACAGGAGCGCGTTCAAGCAATCCACAATCAATTCTCTAAATAATGGCAAACGCTACAGTAGCCGTCGGATCATACGCAGGGGAAGCAGCACGTCCATACGTCGCCGCCGCCGTGTTGTCTGCCGACACAATCGCAAACGGGTACGTTTCTGTACTCGAAAACGTCCACAGCAAAATCGTTCTCCGGAAGTTCTCCGGTGCGGCTATCCAGCCCAACGATGACTGTGCATTCAGCACCCCCGGATCAGGTCAACTGACCTTGGGCGAGGCTGTCCTCGAAACAAGCCCGTTGAAGGTCAACGAGCAGGTATGCAACGAGAACCTCCGCGCCACCTGGGAAGGCACGCAGATGCGTGGCCAGAACAGCCCCGCACCCGCCGATTTCACGACCTACACCGCCCAGTATGTGGCGGCGAAGGTTGCTGAGTCTGTCGAGCGCAACTTGTGGCAGGGTAACTATGATTCTACCGACGGAGGTACCGACGGCACGTATGACTCGTTCACCGGCATCATGGCTAAGATCGTGGCCGCTACGCCAGGCGAAGAGGATTTGGTGGATGGCCCTACAACGGCGGCCAACATCTTGACTCGTTTGAACGCCTTGGCTGTCCCAGCTGTGATTGCTGGCGACCCAGAAACCAAGCTGTTCATGTCTCGTGCCATGAAGCAACTCTACTACGAAGCCATTGCTGGTACAAATGAGTTGACCTACCTGGCGGAGGGTATGGCCCAGAATTACAAGGGGTACCAGATCATCACGCCAGCTGGTATGCCCGACGACACATTCCTGTTTGCCCGTAAGGACAACTTGTACTTCGGCACCGACCTGTTGACGGATCACATCAACGCCTCAATCTTGAACCTGCGTGACGTGACTGGTGACGATGTCACTCGCGTTATCATGCAGTTCTCTGGAGGTTGTCAGATTGTGGACGAAACAGCAATCGCTGTCTGCCGTCGTCAGTCGTAAACACTAACCCGCTTGACGGGGGGGCTTCGGCTCCCCCACATAGCTCCAAAACACAAAAAACATGGCTTGTTCACTTACACTTGCGGGTCGCGGAGTTGGTTGCAAAGACGCACTCGGCGGGATTAAGCGCATTTACATCGCAACATGGACGGAAGGAATGTGGGACCCAATTGCTTCGGGCGCTGTTGACGGATTGTCCGGCACCGACGCAATCAATTTCTACACGTACGACATGAACCGTGGTTCTGGCTCGTTGAACCAGACAATCACTTCATCAATTGAGAACGGAACGGTTTTCTTTGACCAAGCGTTGACGGCGAATTTTTCAAAGCTTGCTGCCGCCGACATTACCGAACTTACCAACGTGACCAAGGGCCGCATGTCTGTTCTCGTGGAGGACAACAACGGCAACTGGTTCGTTATGGGCCACAGCCGAGGCGTTGAGGCTTCTGGCGGTGTTGTCCAGACCGGTACTGGTTCTGGCGACCTCAATGGCTTTACGCTTGAAATGAATGCACAGGAAGTGGCTGCCGCTCCTTTCTTGGCGGTGACTGACGGTGCCCCAGATGACACGAACGTTGCTATTCAGGCCGTCCCTGAGTAACGCTGTTAAGTCTTAAACACGAACAGGAAGGGGGAGGGCGTTTGCCTTCCCCTTTTTTTGATTACAAAGCATGCTACACCTCCGACCTAACGCTACCACCAACCGTGTTGTGGTTTCGCCTTATCAAGCACGCAAGTTCTTGGCGACTTTCACACACTACCTTGTTGAATTAAAGTCTGAAGGGGAAGGGACCAAGTATCATTTTATCCCAGAGCCTAGCAGCGACAACGAGCGTTACACACGCTTTGGATTGGCAACAAACAGCAATGACCCTACCAACGGCGAAATCCTGCTACAGCGGTCAGGCCTTTACACCTACAAAATTTGGGGACAGAACAGCGCAACGAACCTCGACCCAACAGACGAAAGCGTAGTTGGCATTTGCGAAGTTGGCGCTTGCAAGGTGTCGGATGAATTACCTTACACCGTGCCAACTATAACTATCCCTGACAACGTGATTTATTACGAATAATATGGAACTTCTCAAGCTTAAAGAATACCAAGAACGGTCCTACGAGGAAGCGCCCAGCAACTTCGGCTGGATTAACTACGGCGACGACAATATGTTCCCGCAGTACTTGATTGATTTGTATAAGTCTAGCGCCACACACAACGCGCTATGCACGTCGATTGCGTATATGATTTTCGGCGACGGCATTAGGACCAGCGACGCCGACGCGCAATTGAAGGTTGCTGAATGGGGCTTGGATGACGAGGTGCGCAAGGCGTGTCTAGACTTAAAAATTCAAGGCGGGTTTGCGCTTGAAGTGGTCTATTCCATAGATCGTACGACAATTGCCAAGGTGCGCCATTGCCCCTTCGAAAACCTACGCAGTGGAGGCGTTGATGAGAACGAGCAATGCCAATTCATGTACTATTCCAAGGACTGGAGCAACAAGCAAATTGAGCCGGAAAAGGTCAAAACCTTCGACCCGATGGCCGCCGTAGAGTATCCGGTGCAGGTCTTGTATGTCAAGCCGTTTTCCCCCGGCTCATACTACTACCCAAAGCCTGATTACATCGGCTCTATTGACTACATCGAACTGGACAAGGAAATCGGCAAATACCACATCAATAATATCAAAAATGGCTTGGCGCCTTCCTTTACCATACACTTCAAAAATGGTGTGCCTGCACAGGAGGAACGCCGCCGGATTCGCAATGATATTGAGAATCAACTAGCCGGGGCCACGAATGCAGGCAAGTTTATCGTCACATACAGCGATTCGCCAGACCGCAAGCCCGACTTCGAGCCGTTCCCACTTTCTGACGCAGACAAGCAATACCAATTCCTGTCTACGGAGGTGTCTGACAAGATTATGATTGGCCACCGCGTAGTTTCCAGCGCCATGTTTGGCGTTAAGACTGCAGGACAGCTTGGCAATACGCAAGAATTGGAAATTGCATCGCAGTTGTTTGACGAACAAGTTGTGCAGCCGTATCAAAAGATTGTCAAGGACAGCGTGGTAAGTATTTTGACTGCTGCTGGCTGCCCGGCTGCCGTAAGCCTTGAGGCACCAGAGGCCGACGTGCCCACTGTTGCCGAAGAACTGTCTGCGGTTGAGGAACCCACGTTGGACTTGTCCGGTTGTTTGTCTTACCTGCTGGAATCGGGCGAAGAAGTTGACGCCGATGAATACGAACTTATTGATGAAGTAGAGGTTGACGACGAGTTGGAATCAGCGCGCGATGCCCTGTGGGCTTTTGCGACGCCAGTACCCGGCGACAGCAAGCGTAAATCGGAAATGGATAACGACATTGTCCGCATTCGATACAAGTATGACGGCAAAATCTCAGACAATAGCCGGGACTTTTGCAAGCAGATGATTCGCGCTCGGAAGGTCTGGCGTAAAGAAGACATTCTTGCCGCTGGCAACCTTGCCGTCAACCCCGGCTTTGGTCCAAATGGCAGTGATACGTATTCAATTTGGGAATTCAAGGGTGGCCCGTGGTGTTCCCATCGCTGGATTCGTCAGACCTATTTGAAAAGGGAGAACAACCGCAAA